GACGATGTCGTAGACGCGATCGAGACCGCGTCCGGCGCCTACGACGACGCGCTGCGGGTGGTCATCTCGACGCAGGCGCCGACCGACGCAGACATGCTTTCGATCAAGATCGACGATGCGCAGCGGTCGGGCGACGAGAAGATCGTCTGCCATGTTTATGCAGCGGCGGCGGAAGCGGAGGTGCTGGATGAAGCAGCCTGGGCGGCTGCTAATCCGGCGCTTGGCACGTTCCGATCGCTGTCCGAGTTGGTCGCCATGGCCGAGAAGGCGGATCGGGCACCATCGGAAGAAAACAGGTTCCGGAACCTCTATCTCAACCAGCGGATCAACCGCTTCTCTCCGTTCGTGGCACCGAAGGTATGGAAGGCCTGCGACCGAGCGCCGCTCGACGAGGCTTTTGAGAAGGGCGAGGTATTCGGCGGGCTCGACCTGTCGCAGACGACCGACCTGACGTCGCTCGTGCTCGTCGCCGTATGGGAGGGCGAGCTTCACGTCCGCCCGTATTTCTGGAGCCCGGCGGTGACGCTGAGCGATCGGGCAAAACGCGATCGCGCGCCGTACGATGTCTGGACGAAAGACGGTCTGATGTTCGCGCCGCCGGGCGCGGCGGTTGATTACGCCTACGTCGCCGCGGATCTCGCGCGGCTGACGATGGGCATGAGTGTCCGGCAGATCAACTTCGATCGCTACCGGATGGAAATGCTGCGGCCGCATCTGGACGCGCAGGGAGTGGTGCTTCCGTTCGAGCCGTTCGGGCAGGGCTTCGTGTCCATGGGTCCGGCGCTCGACGGGGCGGAGGCCGAGTTCCTGCACGGGCGTGTGCGACATGGCGGCCACCCGGTGTTGCGCATGTGCGCGGCCAATGCCGTCGTGGTGATGAACCCGGCGGGTGACCGCAAGCTCGACAAGGCGAAATCCACCGGCCGCATCGACGGCATGGTGGCGCTGGTGATGGCGATTTCGGCCGCGATCTCTGGGACGAGGGAGGCGAGCTTGAACGATTGGATCGCCGGCTTCGCCGTCTGATGAACATGCAGGGCTATCGCCTGTCGCCGCAGGCCGCGGCACGCGAGGTGAAGTGGGAGGCCGAGCGCTTCGAGCGTAAGGAGATCGTCGTCAGCGGTTTCACAGGCGGCGTCGCCACCGCCAACCGCGACGATTTTTCGACGAACCGCGTGTCGCTTCAGCGGTACGCGGACGCGGCGGCGGCCGGCGACGGTAATTTGCAGGGGCTCGTCGCGGCTGGCGCCTGCGTTTCGTTCTGGTCGGGCAACATCGCCGGCCTTCCGCTCCATGTGCTGCGGAAGATCAATGGCGTCGATACGCCGTACCCGGAACACCCGCTCTACTGGCTGCTGCACGACAGCCCGAATTACGACCAATCGGCTTTCGATTTCTGGGAATATATGGTCGACAGCCTGGAATGGCGCGGCAACGCCTATGCGCAGATCGGCACGACCGACGGCGGCTTCCTCGTTTCGCTGACGCCGCTACCGCCTGACATCGTCAAGGTGACCCGCGTCGCCTCGGGCGATTTGCAATATAGCTGGACGCTCAACGGCACCACGACGACCATCGGCTCGAAGGGCATCTTGCACATCCGAGGCAGGGGCGGCGATGCGCTCGGCGGTGTGTCGACGCTCGCGATGTACCGCCGCGCGCTCGGGCTGGCGGCTGCCACCGAGTCATCGGCGGAGACGATCTTCCGCAACGGCGTACGCACCAGCGGCGTCCTCGGGGTCGACAAAATGCTGAGCGGCTCGCAGCGTGACGAACTGGAGGCCCGCCTTCAGGACAAGTTCGTAGGCGCTCAGAACGCCGGTCGGCCGATGCTGCTCGACGGCGGTCTCAAGTGGGAAAAGATCGCGATCGACCCGGTCGACGCGGAGATGGTCAACAGCCGCAAGCTGAACATGGTCATCGTCTGCCAGGTCTTCGAGGTTGATCCCCACCTCGTCGGCATCACGGACGGCAACACGCAGCTCGGCAGCAGCATTACCGACCAGACGCTCTCGCTGGTGAAGTTCAAGATGCACAAGCGGCTCAAGCGCATCGAAGGCGCGCTGGAGAAGCAGCTGCTCAGCCGGCAGGACCGCAAGGACGGCGTCACCATCCGGTTCAACCTCGAAGGCTTCCTTCGCGCGGACAGCCAGGGGCGAAGCACCTTCTACCAGACGATGACGCAGATCGGCGCGATGACGATCAACGAGGTGCGCGCGCTCGAAGGGCTGCCCCCGTTGCCCGGTGGCGATGTCGCGCGCGTGCAGATGCAGAACCAACCGATCGATGCCGCGCCGAGCGGCCTTGGAGGCGCATGATGAGCGAGATGGGCTTCGGCTTCGAGATCAAGGCGATCGACGAAGCCGGCTATATCGCAGGCGTCGCGGCCGGTATCAGCAACGTCGACCACGGCGGCGACATGATCCTGCCTGGCGTCATGACGAAGGCGATCGCCGGCCGTTCGTCAGTGCCGATGCTGCTGTTCCACGACATGAAGCAGCCGGTCGGTTCGTGGGGTAAGTTCAGCGAGCGCGGTAGCGACTTCGAGGTCGAAGGCCGGTTCGCGATGAAAGCCCGCTCGGGCCAAGAGGCCCACGCGCTTGCCGAAGCCAAGGCGCTGGGCGGCTTGTCGATCGGCTATCGCACGCTGCGGCACCGCTTCGAAGGCAAGGTCCGCCAGCTTCAGGAATTGCACCTGCACGAGGTGTCGCTGGTGCCGGCAGGCATGAACGACCGCGCAGTCGTCACCCAGATCAAATCACTGGTCGAAGCCGGCGAGCTGCCGACCGTTCGAGACTTCGAGGAATTCCTGCGGGATGCAGGTGGCTTCTCGAAAAGCCTAGCCGCGGCGATCGCGGGCAAGGCGGCGCCGCATCTTCGGGGGGAGCCCGAGGCGAAGGCGGACACTGGCGCCGATTTCTGGAGCGCCCTTGGGCGCGCCTTCGGCTGATCCCCTCCACCGAAAGGTCCATCATGCGTTCGATCCAACTCAACGCCGCAACCGCGGCGCTCCTCGGCATGTCCGTTTCCGGGGCCGCCATGACCGCCACCGAGCGGCGCGCAGGGCGCTTCCTCCGCGACGGCACCGGCCACCCCAACGGCGGTACGCCGCTCACGCCCGAGCAGGCTGCGCAGCAGTTCAAGTCCGCGCTCGACTCCGTCCGCACCATCGCCGAGGGCGCCGAACGCGAGATCAAGACGCTCGGCAGCGTCTCGGACGAGCTGAAGGCGAAGGCCGATCAGGCACTGACCAAGCTCAACGTCGTCGACGAACTCAAGACGCGCGTCGAGGAGCTGGAGCAGAAGTCCATGCGCCCCAGCGGCGGCAACGGTCACGAGGTCAAGAGCTACGGCGCGCAGGTCGCCGACCACGGCGACATCGGCGCGCTTTTCAAGAAGGAGCGCAACGCGGTCCGCATCGAACTGAAGGCGATCACCACCGCGTCGGGTTCGGCCGGCGGCATGATCGTCTCGCAGCGCGAGACCGACATCGTCGACATCCCGAAGCGGCCGGACATCGTGCTGCGCGACCTGCTCACCGTCATGCCGATCTCGACCGGCTCCGTCGACTATCCCAAGCAGACGATCCGCGCGAACGCTGCGGCACCCGTGCCCGAGGGCGCGCAGAAGCCGTACAGCAACTATGGCTGGAGCCGCGCGAACGCGGTGGTGCGCACCATCGCGCATCTCGCCAAGCTGACGCGCCAGGCCCTCGACGACGCGCCTCGGCTTCAGGCCGAGGTCGACGCCGAGATGCGCTACGGCCTCGCCCTTCAGGAGGACGCGCAGATCCTGCTCGGCGACGGCACCGGTGAGAACCTCTACGGCCTGATGCCGCAGGCGACGGCGTACGCGCTGCCGGCGGGCGCCGCGGTGCCCGCCTCGGCGATCGACAAGCTTCGCATGGCAATGCTGCAGGCGGTGCTGGCGCTCTACCCGGCAGACGCGATGGTGCTGTCGCCGGTGGACTGGGCCAACATCGAGATCAGCAAAAACGGGCAGGGTGTTTATACCTTCGCCAACCCGCTGGGGATCGCGGGGCCGG